TCCATGCCCTCGGTATCGGTAATCTTATTAAATTGCGAAAACTTCTTGGTTGTAGCCTCACGGACTGAACCCTCCGCCTTGACGAAGAGTTTCGGGAGCCAGTCTGGAATCAGTGACTTCATTTATTTCTCCGGTGCTAGGAACTTCTCGCCACTTTCCTCGGTCATCACGCTCCCGGCTTCTGTGGCCAGCATCGATATGGGCGGTTCGTTCGGGTCGGGAGGGCTGAGGTTCTTCAACTCCTCCATATTTATGTAGGCGCCAGTGGTGTGCCATGTCTTGCCGCCGCCTGCCTTGACGCCGGTAACACCACGGTTCCTTGTCCTGTGCATAATCAGTGGCATATCAGATCCTAAAGTTGTCGTTCAGCATGAACGGTTTGATGTCTTCCTCTTGGAAGAACTTGGCGAACTCACGCTGTTGATCCTTAGCGCTGAGTTGCAGGAATCCTTTGTATTTCCCGTTGTGGGATCGGCCATCGTTGGCCGCGCTAAATACTTCGACGGGGATGGTCGCAACCATGCGGAATCCTTCTACGTCCTTGGTTCCACCTTCGTTGCGTACCGCTTGAGCCAACTCTGCTACTGCGCCGTAGTTAGCCGCGTACTTGCGGACATACATCTTGTCTTCACTGGGCTGATACTTCCATTCGACGCCCGTACCATCCTGCTGGTAATGCAGATCGCTCATTTGAAATTCCTATAGAAAAAGAGCCCCCTCCGAAGAGGGGGCTAGTGGTTTTACTCGACCGCTTCTTGCGAGCCGTCAACGCCAACAATCATGGCGTGGGCTTTTTCCGTATGTACCCGGAGTCCCCAGTCACAACTGATTTGGCGCTTCTCGGCCAAGCCAGTTTTGGCTAAGGTATCCGTTCGGTATCCTTCCATGAAAGACAGCGATACATACGCTGGGTCTAACAGGAAGATGTTGTCGCTGGTGCTGGAAACAAGACCAGAGTCAGCGTCAACAGAACCGTTGCCCGGTTGCAAGCGATTCGGAACCAGCTTAACGGTGCCGAAGTCGGAAACGATCACATTGACCGAAGCCAGTGCCTTTCCCTTCTCAGTGCTCTTGCCCTGATCAGCTTGCAGGGTGGCGATACGTGCAGTCTCGTTGAACATGTAAGTCGAGATAGACGTGATCACCGAAGGCGTAGACATCAGCACTGATACCTCACCACCTTCCTCGTACACGGACTGGATAGCGTCCTTGATGCACTTGAACGACACGGGTTCCGCAGAGCCAGCCGTAGCCGCAGAGGTCAGGCCGGTGGTGTAGTTGTATCCACCACTCGTGCCGGGGGTACCGTCTGCATTGAAGACCGAGGTCTCAATCCAAGTAGGTAGTCCACCGGTCACGCCTGCGACCGCGTCAGTACCAGCCTTGGAGCCTTGGTTGAACAGAGCGGCGGCTTCTACGTCGCGACGGATCTCTTGGTTAGCGCGGGTCAGCCGATAGGCCAGTTCCTTTGCTCTTCCAATTGTGTCCGAAGCATCTGCCCGGTAGGAGACCGCGATCACCTTGTCGGAGATCTGTGAGTGGTTACCTACACGGCCGCCAGTGATCGAAACGAGGTCACCCGCGTCCTGACCATCCACACGCTGGTTGTTCAGCATGGGTGGGTTCAGTTCATCGAGTACCCAATCGAAGCGCTCGTTCTTGTGCTTGGTTGAACCGATCATGTCGGTGAACGGCAATGGAATTCGACTGATATCGAAAATCTTATCCATTACATCTTCGTGGATTACTCCTCCGGTCTCGATTGACTTGAGGTTAAAGGCGTCCACGTTGCCTGTTGTCGGGGCTAGGGTTGAATTAGCCATGATTTACTCTCCCATAAGGAGGCTCGCCACCGCGTCTCTTTCCAACATCCTTTTGTTGGCACCTTTCGCGGTCTTTGCGGCCTTAACAAGATTATCCAGTTGTGATTGCTTCTTCTTCACAAACTGACCATTCGCCGCTCGTTGCATCTTCGGAGCCTTCTTGACCTTCTGCTGGGCAACGGTTTTACCTTGGTCGTACAGCATCGCCTTACGTAGGGTTACCACATGGCGCGACATCGTCACGTCCTGCAATTCCTCGTCAGGGAAGCCGTTCTCTCTGGCATACCGAATGATGTCCTGCATCTCTGCACCCATCTTCGCCTCGTCGTTCCACTCTGGTACGGCTTGGGTAAGCGCCACCCTCTCATGCGCGAGCGTTTCTTGACGCTCACGCTGATAGACTTCATCGGCCTGCTGGTTCTGGTACGAGACCTGCTGACCTACCGCTTCACCCATCTGCTGGAGCTCCTGTTGCCTATACTGGAACTCCTGCTGTTTTGCCGCCCACTCGGCCGGGTCTGTCATGCGTAGACGATCCCAGTCGATAGTGTTGAACTCTCCCATCAGCTTCTGCTCCAGTGCCTGTCCAATGTTCTGGATGTACTGAAGCCTCTGGCCAATATGCTCTGCAACTTGCGTGCGCTCGGACTCAAACGTCTTACGCTCCTCAGCAAGGAATTGGGATTTCTCCTCGTTCGCCTTGTAGTATTGCGTTTGCGCGATTGCGTCCTTGAGACTGACGTGCTCGTCCTTACCGTTGACCTTCAGCTTCACAAAAACATCACCGTCGTCATCGACGACTAGCTTGTCATTGTCTAGCCCAAGTTCACTGGCTAAGGCTTCAAGACCGCCTACCTCTTCATGGTCGTCTACTGTTTCATCCTGCTGGGAATCTTCGGTTTCGTGGGCATCGCCCTCGTCCTCTGAAACTGCGGCCTCAACTTCGACTTCTTCTGAGGTTGCTTCTTCTCCGTAATCAACCGGTGTGTCGGTTACGTTATCGGGCTCACCTATCTGGTGCGCCTCTTCTTTGTCGCTTGACACTAATAGTTCAGCGACCTGATCGACTGCACTAGCGCCCGTATCCGTAGAATTAGGGTGGACTGCACCTTCGCTCATATATCATCTCCTTCGTTTTGTTTTTCGGCCAGAATGCCGGTGGTCACCAACTCCTGAAGAAATTCCTCTAGGTTAGTCAGCGCGATGGCTTGGCTTTGGAGGTCGTACAACTCCAAGTCGTTCCGGCGGTCACAGAAGAGGCTAAACAGCCTCTGACGCTCCCGGTCGACGTGTTCCTCAATTAGGGTTAGCTCTTTCCTTGCCTGCCTTCCCTTCCTTGCTTCCCTTATCAGTTGCCCGTCCTGAGCCATTCAAACTTTCCTTGTTTGCCTGTAATTCTCTCTCCAACTGCATCTTCGCGTTGGTCTCCAGTTCTGTCAGCTTCAGCGCCGTGTCGGTCTTCAGCTTGTCGTAGTCAAACGCCTGCTTCGCCGAATCCTTAGCGGCCTGCAACGCGGCCTTCATCTGCTCGATCTCTTGCTTGTGCTGTGCCTCCAGAGCGTTGATCTGCTCCTTCAACTGACCGTTCTGCATGGTGGCCTGAGCCTTTGTCTGCTCCGCTTGGGCGACCTGCATCTGTGCCTGCAACGCCTGCTGTTGCATCTGCAACTGCTGTTCCTGCTGTTGCATCATCTGCTGTTGCTGTTGCTGATCCGACTGCGCCTTCTGCTGTGCGAACTGCTGACCCTCCGGGCCGTTGGGGTTCATGAAGTACTTCTCGGCCTCACCGAGGTCGGCCAGACCGACCATGTCGTCGAGCGAGTTGTACAACTGCTTGGTGTCCACCAGCACGTTGTCGGGCATCTGCTTGAACTGCATCTGCGTCTGGAATATCTGTTGCAGGGCGCCCAGCTTCATCTGGTCGTCCCCGGCGCCGGCACCCACGGTGACCATCATGCGGGATCTGTCTCCCCACACGGACGGGTCTACCTCCATCCAGTTACCCTTGAACTTGTACGGCACGTTGCCGTTCTGGTACCTGACCATCAGGTCTCTGACCATCTTGTACGCCGGGCGAATCCCGGTCTCGGCGATAGCCCTGACCATGAGGTTCACGAGCATTTCCTGAGCAGACATCATCCGCTCCACGCCGTGCGCGCTCTCGTTGTTCACGAGATTGTTCTGGCCGGCCATGTCCGGAGACACGCCGACCCTTGATTGCTTCTGTATGTCGG